TATACATAACACAACCAATGAGAGAAATGAATAACATAATCAAGGTTGGAACCGTGACAGATAGAGATTCAGCTGATGGTAGATTACAGAGTTTATGGGACAAACATTATTATCCTTTAAGTATCAAAGACATTAGAAAACAAAAAGTAATTCCAGTAAAAAAAGGTCATCCATCATATAAAATCTTAAATAAAAAATGTAGAGATTTTGAAAAAATGGTTAAAAACTTTTTTGTAGATAAGAAGGTTAAAGTAATGAATGATGCTCATTTAAGAATTGTAAACATGAACAATGAAACAGTAGGTCACTATGATAGAACAATCTTAAACAATGGTGGTTCTGATTTTTTATTACTAAATGAAAAAGAACTTAAAAAGTTAGATATATTATTTGACCATACAGCAGGGGAGTTAGAAAAATACTTATGATATTAGTAGATTTAAACCAAGTATTAATTTCAAACTTAATGGCTCAAACACGAGGCATGGTAGATGAACTACCTGATAAATCTATGCTTAGACATATGGTACTAAACTCATTACGAGGATACAATCTAAAGTTTAAACACGAGTATGGTACGATCATACTATGTGCTGACGGCGCTAATCCTTGGCGTAGAGGTATATTCCCTAACTATAAACACTCCAGACGAAAAGGTAGAGAAGAAGATACAAAAGATTGGTCAAGCCTGTTTAAAATGATTGGAGAGATCAGAGAAGAACTTGCTCAAAACTTCCCATACATAACTTTACACATAGACGGTGTAGAAGCTGACGATATAATCGCTGTACTTGTCAAAGAAAATTATACTAAAGAAAAAATAATGATTGTTTCTGGTGATAAAGATTTTATACAACTACACAAATATGAAGGTGTAAAACAATATGCGCCTATACAAAAAAAGTTTGTAGAAGACCCGGATCCAGTTAAATTCTTACATGAGCAGATTATTAAGGGTGATAGATCAGATGGTGTACCAAACATATTAAGTGCTGATAACGTATTCTTAATAAAAGAAAAACAAAGACCCATAAATAAGAAAAGACTAGCGGAATGGGCAGACATTGAGAACATACCACTAGGTTCAGAAACTAAAAAGTATTATGAACGAAATAAGAAACTAATAGACTTGGGTGAAATTCCAGGTCATATATATAGTGATATAAAAACTAAATATGATAACTATAAAGTAAATAATAGGACGCTGTTATTAACGTACTTTATAGAAAACAAACTAAAGACATTAATTGAAAATATAAATGACTTTTAATAACATGCATGGAGAAATATAATGGCTGAAATAAAACAAAATCCACATCTCATTTCTAAAAGAGCTATGGAAAATATGAGTTCAACTAGAGGTTCACAACAACTTTTAGTAAGTGAAATCTTTTTAAAGATAAATAACGCAAAAGATAAACCAAAGAAGATAGAAATTTTGAAGCAGTACAATACCGCTGCAATAAAACAACTATTGAAAGGTTGCTTTGATCCTAACATAGAATGGGATTTACCAGAAGGAACACCACCCTTTATTGAAAATGAGGCGCCAGAAGGAACAGAACACTCTATTTTAATGAACGAGTATAAAAGATTATGGCGTTTTGTTAAAGGAGCTGATACTTCAACTAATAAACTACAAAAAGAAACTATGTTTATTCAGATGTTAGAAGGCTTATCTTCACAAGAAGCAAAGGTTTTAATAGATGTTAAGAACAAATGTTTAAATAAAACTTACAAAGGGTTGACTGCAGATATGGTTAAAGAAGCCTTTGGTTGGAATGAACAATTTATCACTCCAACAGTTATAGAAACTGCCGGAATATAACGAATCGAACTAAAACAAGGGGTGTGACATTCTGTTCACCCTTTGTTCCCTCCAAAATCATTGAGTTTTCTACGATTTTAACGCAAAATACTTGTTGACTTTCAGTCTATTATGGTGTATTATATAAATATGAAAGAGAGGATATTATGAATAAGTTTTTGATAACACTAACAATAGTTTTAGCTACATTATGGATTGGTCTAACAAGTTTTATGAACTCTGTTATGGCTGACGAGTACAACGAGGCTGTAATTGGTCATGTTATACAATCTAAGGTAAATGGTATCAATGTTGATACTAGTAAACTATTAGAATATGAAATGCAGAAGTTGGCACATACATTTGCCATTGAATCGCTTACCTTACTACAAGCGTATTTACCTGCAATCTTGGATGCTATATCCACCGATTTGAGATTACAAGCTGACTTACAATACAAATGTAAATTACTTGAAGATACTGATATAAAAGACGATTGTAAATAATATTATATTATATGTTAATAAACTCAATAAAGGAAACATTAATTACAATGAGCGATAGAATAAAAGTTAAAAAAATCTTAAAGAGGGAATTGTTAACAAGAAAAAAATATAAAACAACTTATAAAGATATTAAATATTATTTCAACCTAATCAACAAGGCTGTATTTAAAAATGTATTGTCACCTTTTAATGATATTCAAATTAAGACTATTAGAGACCCTAAAATTAAATGTATGGGTCAAGTAGTAGTTTGGGAATGGAAGAGAAAAGGAACTAGAGTCTTCTATTTAGAAATGCTACCAGAATATTATAATAAAAAAGAATTTGTGGACACTTTAGGACATGAAATGGTGCATCTATATCAAATGGCTAATGTAGGTAATACTGGTAGTCACAATAAATTATTTTATAGTTTCCGACCAAAGTTAAATGCAATTGGCCTTGAGTTATAACTGAAAGATATATTATGAATGAAGTGAGAAAAAAAAGTAAAGAGTTAGACCCCTATCTTAAAGGTCGTATAGGTGAAGCAAGAATAATACTTGAAGAACTTAGCAAACCATCTAATTTACCGGGTACATCAAAAATTTATTATACAGGTAATTTTAGAAAAGATGTATTAGATAATTACACAGAAATACAATCAGAAAAAATATTTGAATCAATGTTAAAATATAGAAATATACTTGATCTATTCCAATCTAAACTACCATCGTTTACAGATGAAGATGGTGTGGAATGGACTGGTTACGAATATATTGCAAGGGTTAGATAGTGAAAAAAATCAATTGGGACAAAGTGCTAGACAAATCGTGGAAGTGGACGAAGATCATTTTTGCAGTTGGTATTCTTTGTGTTTCAGCATACTGGTACGGTACATTTAAACCTAACAAATGGTCAACTGCTACTGTAACTGCTCAACTAGAACAGTTTTACCTAGAAAAAATTAAAGATTTAGATTTAAGAGAACCTGAATTTACTTATAATAATGATATACAATTCGTAAGAGCAATGCACAAGTGCATAGACTATATTAACTTCACAACACCTAAAGATAAGAGAGTACCTTATGAAATGGTTATAGGTCAGGCAGCGTTAGAGTCTGGTTGGGGTAAGAGTAGATTTGCAACTAAAGGTAACAACCTATTTGGTATTAGAACCTTTACTGAAACAACGCCACACTTACTACTAGTAGGTGTAGAGAAATGGCCAGGTTGGGGTGTAAGAAAGTTTAGTAGTAAATGTGATAGTGTAAAAGAATATTTTAGATTACTAAATGAACACCGTGCTTACAAAAGTTTTAGAGATAAAAGACAAGTAATGCTAGAGAATAACAAACAACTAGATTCAATTGTATTAATCAAAACTTTAGATAAGTTTTCAACTACTAAAGATTATGACCAAAGAGTTATACTAATAATTAAAAAGATCAGAAAACTGGAAACTAAATAGTAGAGTATGTTTTTATTTTTAATAACACTCATATCTGCACTTTCTATATCAATTATTGCCGCAGGATATTCCATTATAGGTCTAGCAACATTGTTTGCTGGTGCAACTATGCCTATCATTGCTATGGGTTCAGCACTAGAAGTTGGTAAACTTGTAGCGGCCAGTTGGTTATATCATAATTGGAGAGAAGACGTACCTAAACTATTAAAGACTTATCTATTCATAGCAATCATTATTTTAATCTTCATCACATCAATGGGTATCTTTGGTTTCCTATCAAAGGCACACCTAGATCAAGTTAAACCTACTTCAAGTAATAACATTAAGATTTCACTATTAAACAGTCAGATTTCACAACAACAAAAGACTATTGATCGGTCACAAAAAACTTTAGATCAATTAGATAAAGCATTAGATGTTTATATTGAGAAAGAATTTGTAACAAGAGGATTAAAAGAACGTAAGAAGCAAGAAGAAGAAAGAAACTTATTAAACACAGCAATTAATAATGCTAGTGACGAGATTAGTAGATTGACCAATGAGAAAGCTGATTTAAATTTACAACAAGATAAACTAGATGCTGAAGTAGGACCAATCAAATATGTTGCTGAACTCATTTATGGTGAGAATGCAGAGGATAATTTTGACAAAGCAGTACGAATGGTTATATTGGTATTGATATTTGTATTTGACCCACTTGCAGTACTTCTATTGATCGCCGCTAATATATCATTAAGACAGTGGAGAGATAAAAAACAACATACTCAAAGAAAGCAAAAAGAATGGCTAGTGGGTAAAGTAAACAAACAACACGCAAAATTATTAAAACTAGGTAGAAAACAACGAAATTATAAGAAATTAATGGCTAAAATGGGGGACTTCAAAGGTATGTCTCCTGACGAAATCAAAGTAAAATTAGACCAAATTTACGATTGGAATGATAAAAAATAAAGGTTGACAAATGCATAAAAATGTGTTATATTAGTACTATATTATGAATATTTTTTATTTAGATAAAGACCCTGTAATTGCTGCTCAAATGTGTTGTGATAAACACGTAGTCAAAATGATTATCGAGTCTGCTCAAATGTTATCCACTGCTCATAGAATATTAGATGGTACACAGTACCTAGATAAAACTGCTAATGGTAGAAATATCAAAAGATGGCGTCTACAGAATAAAACAAACGAAAACATTATCTATAAAGCTTCACACGTAAACCACCCAAGTACAGTATGGGTTATGCAATCTGCTTATAACTATATGTGGTTATACAATCATATGCTTGAATTAAATGAAGAATTTAAAAGAAGATATAATCATACAGAAAATCATATGACTATTAGAAAATTAAAAACTATATTACATAGACCACCAATGAATATATCATTAAGTAAATTACTAACAGACCCAACTCCAGCAATGCCAGATGAATGTAAAATACCGGGTGATGTTGTGGGTTCATATAGAAAATATTATGTAGAGAAAAAACAACAATTGGCCACTTGGAAATCTCCTGGTGTAATGCCAGATTGGTTTAAAGAAGCAATATCAAATGAAATCTAAAAAGAAACCAAATCCTATTGCCAAAGAAGTTAGAACTCCAAAGTTTAGACAAAAGATAGTTAAAGCTAAAAAAGGTAAAGGAAGTTATGATAGGAATACTGAAAATCTTGCACCTGCTGGTTGGCCTAAATGGTTTGGTAGTGGTTCTTAACTATGAAAACACTTATGGTTTCTAACGAGTATGGTACAGATGACAAAGGTACCATAATCTATATAGATCGTATCTATACAAATTTACATAAAGACCTTGAACTAATTAACAAGGATGGCACAGAGTACAGTGGACGGATAGATAAACGTACAATCAAGTTAGATGATGGTACACTAGGTCATGTTATGGTGACTACAGATGATAGATGGTTTGATAGATGTGGTATGCCAATTGATAAACCAATCAATTTAGTTACACATAAATAACATTATGAAACTAATGATGCTAGTAATGTTAATACTATTAAATGGGTGTATTGGTGAAACTTTATTTTCTATTGGACCTATTAAAATAAAACCTGGTGATATTATTTCAGCACCATCGAAGATAAATAAAGTGATAACAAAGGAGAAAGATAATGAGTGATGATAAACAAAAAGCACTAGACGGAGAAATGGGTAAACCTAATCACGAAAAAGACCACGACCACGACAGGTCTTATGAAAATGAGGTAACACCAAGTCCTATGGTTCAAATATCATTAAAAGAATATGATAAGTTAAAAGAGAAACAACACTATATTACTGATAAGAGTATTATTGATATTATAGATAACATAGAAAGACTTACAAGAGCATTAAGAAAACATATTGTAAGAACAGAAATAGAATAAGGAGAAAAAATGGACAAATATATATACAAAATTTTAGGATGTATAGATACTATAACTGAGAAATTAGGAAACGTATTTACATCAACACCTAAACGTGCTAGATCAAAAGGTAAATACAGAGCAGATAATAAATCTACCAAAAATGTTAATGAAGCATGGGTGGGTGGTAAGGCACCAAAGAAAAAGAAAAGACTAAACAAAAAGAAATGATGGACGGGTTCTTATTATTTTTAATGCCGCCTTTACTAGGTTTGGGAGTTTTCTATGTTAGAAAACATAACATAGTTCAGCGTATAATTAATGGTATTAACCAAGTTAAGAGGGATAGAAGATAATGACACACCCAGATGATTTTAAACATTTAGATAAACTTAATAATAAATCAGGTAAACCTAAAATAGATAAGACTGCAAAAATATATGAAAGAAATTGGAGTACAGGTGAGATCCGTTGGAGATATTGTGGAGAGTCAATAGATAATTTTACGTGGCCTAACTATGGAAGAAAATTGAAAAAGAGTGAGTATTAATTGATGCCAATATACACATTTAGAAACAAAAAATCAGGTAGAGAGTTTACTAAACTGATGTCTATTTCTGAGATGGAAGAGTATATGGACAAGAATAAATCCATTACCCAGGTTCCTCAGGTACTAAATATAGTATCACAACAAGGTGGTATAAAACACGATTCAGGTTGGAAAGAAAACCTACAAAGGATCGCCGAAGCACATCCACAAAGTGGACTTGCTGACAGATACGGTAAAAAAGGTATCAAAGAAATCAAAACACAACAAGCAATGCAAAAAAACAAAAGAAGAATACGAGATAGGAGTAAAAATAAATAATGTCAAAAGATATACCAGACTATATGAGAGGGTTTGATTTAAATGAGGATTGGGGTTTCACTCCAGTTTCTTCTAAGCCTGAAACAGATGATAAATCTAACGTTGACCTTAGTTTAATAAAAAATTCAAGTTTGGAAATAGCAAAAGTTAAAGATGATGTTTCATCTATCAAAGCAATGATGAATGAGGTCATGCAGATTGTTGCTGAAAAAGATACTGTTACAAAAGAACTATCTGATGAAGATACAGTTGCAAGATTTAAAGAAATTGAAAAGATAGTATTACCATTTTTATATAATTTAGGTAAGAGTGATGAGCCATATATTCATTGGCCTAATAGAAAGCCAATAATTAAGGCACAAATAGATAAGTTATTAAAACTAACAAGAGGATAATAAGAAATGAACATTAATCAAGTAAGGGAACAACTAAAGATTGACGAAGGAGTTAAGTATGAAGTCTATGAAGATCATTTAGGCTACAAAACTTTTGGTATTGGTCACCTGGTTACTGCTAATGACGAAGAATATGGAGCAGCAGTTGGCTGTCCTGTTTCTGAGGAAAGAGTTAATGCAGTATTTGATAAAGATGTAGAAACTTATATTACTGAATCTAAAAA